CCCACCCACTTGGTTATGTGGAGAGGTTTGATAAACCATGGTAACTACCAAAAATTATCAGGACATGATTGGCTTTTCGTCAATCAAACTCTTTATCGGCGACAAAATCGTCGAAGTACAGGACTTCGAGCTTAAGCTCGAAGAGGGAATAGGTTGCAGCCTGTTCGACCTGATCAACATCCTCACCTGCGACCTCAGCGGTGTAACTAAGATGAAGATCGGTCCCGTCTGCGGATTCCTTCCCTGCGGAGAAGAGCATGGAGTATTCCACGTCAAGACCCTGTATTCCAAATCCGGAAAGCAGGAGACCTACGCAGAGGCTGAGTTCAAGATGGCCATGTATGCAAAAGAGGTTGAGTGAATGGCTCATTTCTCAGGTCTTGATCCCAGGTCCATGACGATCGAGGAATTGCTTACCACTTACGGAGAAGCTTACTACTGGGAAGTAGAGGCGTGTTCCGAGGAGGAGGAGCAGGAATGCATCGACGCGATGGAAGCTGTGAGAATCGAGATCCTCACGAGGTGTGGACAGTGACCGTGAAAACAGAACTCCGCAAGTTCAACCAGGGGAACATCATGCCCAGAAAGCTTAAGAAGCAACAGGGTGGAATTCATGCCGCTGGCACTTACGGAGAGATCTGCACCAAGTGTGGTAGCCAGCAGCACGTCAGAATGGAGTGCCCTCACATTTCGGAGCGTGAAAGGAAGACTCTGATGGAGATTCACATCCGCATTTCCATTGAGGTGGAGAAACCCTGAACCAGGATGTGGCCTATGCCCCGTAGTTGGTTGAAGAGCGTGTGTTCTTCAGGTGCCTACCCGGGACGTATGGCCACATCCAACAACCAAAATCACGTCCTACAGAATATAGGTGAATTCTATGGAATCGGTTGCATCTTGGTGGAAACCTGAGTTACATTCTTACTTTAGTGAGGATGCAGACTGGTCTAGACTGGGGTCCATCTTGAACAGGAACGTCAATGGCTCAACCCAAGTGATAAGAGCCCCATTCTTTAACAAGGGTAATCCCGCTAATATCCTCAGTAAGTGGGAGCAGGTAGTCGTTAAGGCGGGTCTGGCACCGGAACTTCTTGACTACGAGTTGGAAGCGAAAGACCATGTTGGTCCTATGAGCACCCAGCTCCCCCTAAACCAAATGATTCCCAAAATCGAGGAGTATTTCTCCAAATCACAGAGTGAGGTGGAGTTATCTGCGGAGGCAGTGGCCCGCACTGTTGCCGATTACTCAGCGGCGAAGGGAATTAGTCCCAGTGACTACCGCACTACCGCATTGGAAATGCGGAAACGCACGTTTTCAGGCTCCGAGTACGCCAGTACTAGGGGGGACGTCTTAGATGTCTCAGTCAAATACCTCGAGAGAGGGGGAGTGCTCGACGGCAGTAACCGCTGTGCGGTTATGTTGCACCGTGGGCAGGAAGGTGGGCCTGAAGTTTCTGATCAGAAACACCGTGTTGTCATGGGCTATGCCTATGAGGTGAATATTGCAGAGGGTACCATTTATGGCCCCATGACCAAGGCCTTTCAAGCCAATGGTCTTGTTCCCGGATGGATCTCACAAGAGTTGGTTGATGAGACGGTAACGAAGTTGTTCGATACTGGTGATCCGAACTCACCCATTATCTGCACTGACTTTAGTGCCTTCGACCAGCACTTTTCCGTGGGTCTGCAAAACTCGGGGTTAAAGATAATAGACGAATTAGTCACCCCCTCTCCTTTCTATAGCTATTGGAGGGAGAAAATTTATCCATTAGCCTTCACACAGCCGTTACTGTGTTCTGAAGAGCTCATGGTTGGTCCGAAACCTGGACACCGTCGCGGCATGGGGTCTGGGTCGCGCGCTACCCAAAATGTTGAAACTCCAACACATCGCGGGTTACAGCACCAAGCCGCTATAGACCAATCCACGGAGTTGAATCCCTTTTCTCAAGATGTGGGAGACGACTCAATAATGAAGGGAGATGACCTGGATCTGACCGGCGTTATGGAGACATACAACCGCTTTGGTCTCGAGATGAATCCAGATAAGCAGAATGTTGCTTTGGACTTTGCGACGTATCTACGCCGCGCATATCTCAGAGATTATCGCGTGAACGGAGTGATGGTCGGTATATATCCCACTTTCCGTGCTCTAGGGAGATTACTCTTCCAAGAACGGTTCCACGATCCGTCGTGGTGGAACGCGGAAATGGTCACTCTTGCAGCGTGGTCTGTCATTGAGAACTGTAAGTGGCACCCACTGTTTGAGGAGTTTGTGGACTATGTGCTCAGCGGGGATAAGTATAAGCTAGGACTACTAATCCCAGGCTTTATGGACAGAGTGGACCGTCTGGCCAATGAAGCTATAAATCGTGAGCCGGACTTTCTTGGGTATCTTCGTTCTGTACAGGGGACGGAGGGCGGGATTCGCAACTGGCGGATTTGCAAGTATCTGGAG